CAAATTAATTACCTCCTTGCAGACATTTAAATACAAATTAATTTCATCTGCTGTTAGATCGGGCTTATCCCACGTTAAACGTATAAACTCATGCTCAAAGAGAACTCGATCCTCTTCATTGAGATAATTATTAATAATTTTTAGAAATCTTGAGTTAGAAAGATTAACTCCAAGTTTTTCGACGCAAACTTGCTTTTGTCTGTTAAGTTTCGGTTCATCTAAGCCTAGCCCAGTAGCATCATTGATTTTTTTGATGATTCGTGATGGAGACTTAGGCGAAATGTATGAATTTAATGCTCCACTATCTTGAGATGGTAAAATATCTGGGTTCACTGCCCTAATTTCCGCTAACACCGCTCTTTGCTCTGCACTGAGTGGTGGAACCCTGCGATCTGGAAAAATGATCCTAGCAATCTCTAAGGAAGACAATCCCTCATCAGCTTGTTGTAAGATAAATTCGCTTTGTTGCTCGGTAAATTCAATAGTCTCTGCTGGGGGACGACTGGTGGTTTGAAAGTCGATAGAGTTTTCCACTAAAAACTTTCTAACAGCCCTACCCTCCTTAGATCTTCCGTCTAAGGAATCGTCTTGAAAGCACTGTTTAGTTAAATCAATTAAATTAGGAATCCTAGAAGCATTTTCTCTTAGAAATTCCTTCTGTTCTTCATTGAGGTCCATTTCCTATAATATCGTGGTCTTTTAGTATTTCTAAGGCTACCTCTAGAAACTTTTTCTTTAGGTTCTTGACTTGGCGGTAACCCAATTTTCTTTTTTGTGGAGATATCTTGTATCCCATGAACTTTGCAACGTCCTCCTCCGTCTTATCCTCAAAATACAACATTCGATAAGCAATGTAGTGAGTTTCACTTAACCTGATTTCCATATAGATATCTAAGCGTTTGAGTGAGCCATTGAAATCAAAATCATTGTATTCTCTACCCCTTACTTCTTTTACAAAGTCCTCCGTGGATAAAGGGATTTTTAACTCTAACCCCATCTTTTTTGATTTTTCCCATTTTAAACAAATTGGGCAAGTCGATGAGTTATGATCAGCAAACTGATGCTGTGGACAAGGGTTAATGTAATTACCGTAGTGATTTCTTATCAGGTTTCGCATCTGGTTAGAAATGATGCGACCAATCCACGGTTCTAGTGGACGTTCTTGATCCCACATGTGCCACTTCTTAGCAATGTGTAGTTTTATGATTTGCTCTACATCTTGAAAGTCAAACCACCTGACCGCTCTTAACCTCCACTTATACTGTTGTCGTTTAATGGCGGCATCTATGATGTCAGAAAAATCTTCATATGTGAACTCACCCTTCTTTTTTCTTTTCATCAATAAATTCATTAAGGGAGCTTGTTTTATTATCCCCTTTGTATTCAGAAGGGGTTGGCTCTCCAATTAATGAACCTAAAGTCATAGTAGGTCTGTCCGACACCTCGTAATCTACCTGAAAGTCAGTAATGAGAGGAACTGATTCAGCATCAGTTTCGTTATCGGACAAAACAACTGATTTTTGAATAGTAGGAGTATCTTGTGCGGTATTCGCAGAAATAGAAGCATTTAACTGTTGCCCACACTTAGCGCAAAAATTTGGCTTTGCGTGAGCGTATTCCATTTTGTGACCGCAACTGTGACAAAATAAATGAGCCATTATATATTTATATGATTTAAAATTAGTTTTTCAAAAATAAACAAGGTCTTTGTCCTATATGTTTTGTAAAAAGCTGTTCGCCGCTATCGCGTTGACATAGCTCTTGTTTTACATATATTATTACACTTTCTTGTGTGTTTCTAATTTGGAAATAATAAATTTTAGTATTTTACTGCGAACAATATCAGTTCTTGTAAATTTAAAAGAATGAATCCCATTTTGTTCTGACTTTTCATCAGAGAATAAATCAAACATCTCTCCAAAACCTGTTTTGCCATTAATATCGCTTTGCATGAAGTCTCCACAGATAATCAACTTGCTATCTTCTCCTAAACGAGTGATTAAAGTAGTTAACTCTTTAAATGTAAAGTTTTGAGCTTCGTCAGCAACGATTAGCTTGTTGTTCCAGTTAGCTCCTCTTAAAAAGTTTATAGGAACCGCAGAAATCCTACCTTTCTGCTTTAAGAATGCCGTATCGCCCTCAAAGATGATTTCTTCCAACTTATCATAAAGAGGCATAAGGAAAGGGTTGAATTTCTCTGCCATATCTCCAGGGAGACTACCGAGACCTTTATCTGCGCTTTCTGCAATACTTCTTACATAAAGAAGCTCTTTTTCAGTATCTTCGGCCATAAGACGAAGACAGCCATAAAGGGACATGTAAGTCTTACTTGATCCCGCTGGACCAGAAACAAAGAACATCTTTACTTCGGGGTCTAGGATTGTAGACAGAAATTTGCGTTGACGGGTCGTGAACTTAAAGTCCCTCTTCTTAAACTTGATCGAGTGGTGGAAGTGGGGCTCCAACTGTAAATTAGACAATTTTTTAAGTGCCATACTACAAATGTATTTACACTTAAATTATAATTTGATCTGATTTATTGTAGCCGTTGTTGATAAAGTGTCTCCTCCTTGATTTGTGTAGGATTGAGTTAAAACCCTGCTCCCAGCCCTAAATTTTATCAAGTCAGCAATAAATGAGGTAGTGTTACCTATACCAGCAACTGCTACAGATAAAGTGTTATTGAGTAATTCTCCACTATAGTCAATCAGGTTGCTAAGTCCTGTTGAGGTTACTGTTAATTGTTCTTCTACTCCATCTAGCAACATTGTAGAGGCATTTACCGAACCAAGCTCATAAACTGGGGTTCTGGCATATGTTCTACTAAAACTTATTTGTTGGTTTGTGTTGTTTAAAGTATTAGATGGATCGTTAACAGTGCAAGTATGACCGTATGCAATGCGATCACTATCCAAAGGAATCTCCCCTCCAGCATAAGGATTACTATCCCCACTAATTTTACAATCTATAGCTGGGTCCAGCGAAAGAAACTTCGCTTGAAGCGTAACTGGAGCAAAAGGATCTATAGTAATAGAAACATCTGTAGCATAACATTTATTATAAACTCCACTGCCAAGTTGAATGGTAACATAGTTATCTTGGTTTGCGTCTAGTAAAAAATCCAATCCCGATACCATTCCAGACTGAAACACACAATCAACAGTAATATCAGCAGTAAGCGGTCCTCCAAAGCCAAACTGATCGCTACTAGCAATAGTGCTGCCCAGTTTTCTTTTGGGGCTGTGATTTGTATTGTAATTTACATTTGCTTGGGTTGCAGGAACATACCTGTCTACCTCTGGCGGTGGACTAGAAATACCAGCACCTCCAATATAAACAGGGAACTCACTATAGGATAAACTCATTTGTTTTTATTACACTCAGTTTCCCGCCACCATCAAACCGAAATTCGCCATAGCATACGATGCCCACACTAAACACCACGCATATTCCTTCTTCATCAAATACGCCACAGCAACCACCGCATACATCAATCCCGCCAACAATGGCACATACTTAGTAACAAAATCAACCACTCCAAATTATAGGGGCTGATTATTTTTTTTAAACAATAAATATTAAACATACCCCCGTTTACCACGTTTCGACAAATGGGTGGGGATTTCCCGTTGATAGATTGAGAATAGACTCCCCCCGCCAGTTTGCCACGCAAACGCAAACTAATTTTTTGAGAAATGGGGTAGGGTTGTCAAGTTCTTTTTTAATAAAAAAAAATGCATAAAAACAGAAAAAAGATCTTGCATTTATCTGAGAAGTGTGGTATACTTACAGCATGTTAGCACAACTTATATCCGATGCCGTCCGTCTTGCTCCTCGCTTCGCCAATGAAGATGGCGAGCTTTTGTTCGATCACCTTACAACTAAGTTTCCTGATGCCGCGACTGATGCGGTGGACTTGGTTGTTCGTCGTGTATGCTCTAACGCTACAGCGGGATTCTCTCGCGACTGTTGGGCATCGCTTGCCACTTCACTGCTTAACGAGATCGAAGACTGGGGCGATCTCTCCAAACCTTCGCCCTTCGGCATTGACTTCGGCGTTGATGCACTCGACAAGCTCACTGTAATAAAGTGAAAAAAAAGTAAAATAAAACTTGCGTTCCTGTTAATCTGTGGTATAGTTACATTATGAAAACGAAAGAAACCAAAAAGTCCGACTTCGACAAGTTCACCACCGAACGCAGTGCCGCGCAGGTCATGCGGGATGATCTTTGCTTCCTTATGGGATGGATCAAGTCCGACTGTCCACAAGGGGCATCCGCTTTGGATCGTATCCTTAAAGCACACGAACAGAACAGAGAGCAAGACTGGCTGTAAAAAAAAGTAAAATAAAACTTGCGTTTAACTCAATAGCTGATATACTACTACCATGATAAAGCAATTCAAAAATGATAACGGCGAGATCGTTGACTGCGAACAGATCGCCACCTGTTACCCATCTGACGCATGGTGGGAACTTAACAAGAAGCAACGCCAAGAAGCTGCCGACAAGAACAACAACGGCGAGCTTGGAAGAAAAGCACGTTTCTACCACAGCAACCGAGGCGTTGAGCAGTGGGTAGACACCGAGGCAAGGGTCTGGTGGACTGAGGACTGCCGATAATAATCTAACAAAACAAAAAAACAAACTACTACTATCATCATGAAATCATTCCTTAAATCATACGTTGCACACACACAACTTTCTTTACTGCTTTGCAGTATGCTAAACCTCTCGCTTGTAGTCATAGCTATATGGCTAGGACAAGGCGAGGCACTCGCTAACAGTATCCGAGGCTGGCACGGTGGCGATGTTCTAACTGTTATGTTTGGGCTTCCGTTAGTGTGGGGCTTCATTAGTGCAGTGTTAGACACAGGCATCAACAAGTTTCATCAAAGATTCTAACAAAACAACAACCATGGACAAGCGAGCACAATCCAAACACCGCAAGCAACTGAAGCGCAACCGCAAGAATAAAATCATTAGGATGCAGAAGGTTGCCGAGAAACGCAGAAAAAAACTTCAAAAAACAACTTGACAGGTAGTAGAGTTAAGAGTGAGTAATAACCCTCGTAACTCGTTGGTAATCAACGGGTTACGGGGGCGCGGCCCCCCGCGCCGTGTAACTCCTTGATACTCAGTCACTTACAACACATAACACGCAAAGCCGTGTCAAGCGAAAAGTTGAGAAAAAAAAGTGAAAAAAAACAAAATAAAACTTGCGTTTCTCTGAGGGTGTGGTATACTACCAGCATGACAGTTAAGAAAGACCGCCCCTACTACGTTATCCTTACAGGTGAGATCTCCAAGC